CCTGCTTGTCCTTGGGCAATCTGTTCTTGCGTAGGGCCATAACGCTTGGCCGCTTCTGTGGCATCAAACTGAAATGGATTCGGGTTGAAGAACAGGGGCATACCCTTCATGGGCGTGTAAATGTTCTGTCCAGACGCGGACTTTTGTTGCGCTGGCTGAGGAGGGAACATGGGCGCAGTAAGCGCACGGTTATACACAGGAGCAGCCTTGTATTCCGGTTGTTTGACGACCGGAGCTTTATTTTGCGTTAAAGCCGCAGCAAGGGCACCAAGGCCTAGTGCAAGACCGGCACCGGTACCATTGGATCCCTGTGTTCCTAATACGGCCTTGAGAACATTTTTCCATATAGACGAGCCTTCAGGGCCCAAACCAATAGAAGCCTCAATCTCTGCGTTAGTCGGACTTGTTCCATCCTTTGAAATAGATTCCGGATCTAAACCAATAAGCTTCCAGAAATCAGTCTCGCTATTTGATGTATTACCAGAGGATGTATCTACAGTAAGACCGGTTGTTGGGTCATATAAATTGCCAGAAACATAATCAATATTGCTTGATGTCGACATGGCTTACTCCGCTAAGTAGCCCATTTTATTGGGTTAAGTCATAGAAGGAAATGGACCCGACGCCATCTCCTTTAGTTGCACCAGATACAGTCCTTACACCTAGCGTATAAATATCACTTGTGCCTGAGATGGTTGCACCAAGTTGTAAGTCCCAGTTATAGCCCGTAGCCGTGGAGGTATTAACCGTACCGCCACTACCTGTTGATGTGACGTAATCTGTTTGAACAATGGTCCCACCGCTCATCGCTGTAGCGGCAACATCATAATCAACATTGGAATCAGACGGCACAGTTGCCGCCCAAGTTGCTCCAGTAAGCGTGGTGTTTTTGACTAGCGCCACTTCATAGTTTTGGCTGGTTAACGGCAGAAATTGTGTACGGTTGGGTAGCACCACCGCCCCAGTGCGTCCTGAAGCAAGACGGATGGACACAATAGGATAAAACGCTGCTGTATCAATATTGGTAAACGATGTGGTGCGCCTTGCTACATGGTCAATAGAGGTCTGTTCAAAACCACCCTCGGAAACAACCGAGCAGCAAATAGACTTCATGCTGGCCGCAACCGCAGACGTGGCTGAACTGATCTCATATCTAACCGGCAAAATGGCCGTGGTCATATAAACATTGGAGATGTCGTTGGCATTGTTAAACGTATGGCAAACGATGTACTGACCATTAATAATAAATCCGCAGCGTATCGATCCAACACCGAGCCACTCAAAATCCATCCAGAGAATCTGCGCCTTGCTAGGATCAAGCGTAAACCCCGACTCACCTGTACCATCTAACTTGTCGCCGTTCCAATTAGCTTGGGTTACTGTCCGAGCATTTGATACGGAGCCTGTGACATAAGACCGTAAAACAAATGAATTTGTTGAGCCGTTACGTTTAAAGAGCACGCCGTTTTGATCGTTGTAGTAGCCAACTTGCTGCGTCAAATTTGCACTAGTGCTGCTATCCATCACAAAGGTTGCAAGCACCAACAAGCCCTTCCCCGGCTGATAAGGGAAGGACCGATAAGACTGACGGATAACCGAACCTACACCCGCACCTGTAACTTCCATCTTGACGGCTGCTTCATTGGTCAGAAAAGTAGTTGTACCGGTTCCTGTAGTTGATACATCAAATTGATTGTCGGCGGCATACCTATTTTGACTATCAAAAAGGGTGTAAGGCTGACTTACACGCTGCCGACCAAACGCATCAAAATAAGTTCCGGGCAACGTAACCGTACCCGTAATTGGGAGTGTGGATGTAGTTGCCATAAGTTGTGCTAAAAAATTGTCGAGCCGGTTAAAGTAAAGACGTAGAACGTTATTAAACTGCTCCTGATACCGCGAGTCATACTGCATAGGCGCAAGCGGTAAGTTAGGCGCAACAACCCTATTTAATTCATATTCTGTCGTAACAACAAGACTCATCGCCGTCCATCCGGTCTGATGTCAATACGGGGCGCACCAAGTTGCCAAGTTGTACCTAAACCGTCAGAAGATATTTCAATAATCATCTGCCGCCCACGGATGCGGGTGTAAATAATATTGGTGAACTGCTCAATCGTAATGGTGGACGTACGAGCAACAGCTTTAGCAGCCTCGGTGTTAAACCCAGACCCTGAACCATTCATACCGTACATGGTCATAGTGACTTGCGGTGTGTCCGCAGTTGAGCCTTGGAATGTCAGATCCGGCACCATGCGCCAGATAAACCCAAACTTCTCACCATCGTCGATGTCAAATTCAGCAGACTCGATATACGCAACAATCGGCAAAGTTGTAGCCGTTTCGTTGTCGTCGATGCCATATTCATGGTTAACAAGGTTGTAGTTATAAGTAGCCGCTTGTGGGTAAGCACGTAAACCAGAATCAATCCAAGCTGTACGTGCCATCGTGCCGTAATACCAAACATCTTCTACGTAGTTGTACACCACATAAGCATCGACCGCAGTGACGTTAGCGGTACAGTAAAACCACCATACTTCATTAAAACCTTCATTAGTACCAGCAAATACTTGTTGGTATTGGTTTTGATTTAAGTTTCCAAAAACATGCCGACGAAGATCGCAACGAAGGGTTTGTACGCGACCGTCATACACATAGAACTTATCAACACCCATCCAAAACACACGCCCCGAAGCAATTACTGCGGCGTTCTGGCTAACAATTGAAACATTATCACCAAGTAACTGTGAAGACCAAACGACAGGCGCACCAACATATTGAAGTGAGTAAAGCGAAGAATCGGTCCACACTACAATTTCTTGACGGGTTTGCAGTGCTGTGATGATTTGGGAGCCATGCGATAAGCGCACTGAACCAGCTTGGTTGAGCGTAGATGGCACCCAATCAACTACCGATTCTTGATTGCTCCAGCGAATAAGCATGGGGTCAAGCACTGCACTGCCATAATCTGTCGTACCAAACAATAATACGAACCGAGAAGTGTCCGATACAAAAATATAATTTTGCTTAGTCGGGACATCAACTAAAAGACCTACGCTATGAACCCCAGACTGAGAACCTGATGTATCAATAATTGCGCCTGTGGGGGTAGCCGAAAGATTTGCTGTTGCCCCATCGACGTTACGCAAATAGTAAGTTGTAGCTGTAGATAAGCCTGTTGGCAGTGCACCTGTCGTGGAAAATTGCACGGCTGTGCCTTCAGCAAGTAACACAGAAAACGTAGCTACACAGGGTGTAGCAATTGTGAAAGTTACAGTACCCCCCAGCGTATTGACGTTTACACCTCTAGTGGTAACACCGTTTGTGGCATCCCAGTAATACAACCCACCACCGCGAGGGCCAAAGACTAGATCTTCCCCCCAATTATTAGCTGACCAAATACGAATAGAGATTGAGGAAGTAAGTCCATTACCCCAAGACCCAAGCCCCCACCAACTAGCACCCCAACCAGAAAGCGGTTCTTGAATAGCTGGGCCCACAGTTAATTGAAACGCAGCAGATACACTAGCACCACCATAAGATCCGGCGCTGATAGCACTACCTGTAGTTATTGTAAAAGTTGTCGTTGTAGGGACAGTAACGATTTGAAACTCAGCGTTAAACGTTGTGTCGTACGTACCTGTAGCCCCAGAGAAAGTTACAAAATCCCCAATCCCTGCACCGTGATCAGTCGAGGTTGTAACTGTAACTGTGGTTGTACCATTACCCGTAAAAGGATTATTAGGCAGTGTCACAGTTGAGCGAATAGGTGTGATGTCGTTATAAGACCCATCACGCTCGATGTAATACTTTAGGTTTGTACCAACACCCATGAGGTTTTGAAATGTCAGCGTAACCCAATTCCACAAAGAACGACAAACACCTTGAAATGTGTTTGCGGAAATGCGCTGCCAACCACCAATTTTTTCAGGGGTGCCCTGACGAAACCGTACTTTATCGCTAACGTACCAGCCATTCTCGTTGGTGTACCGAGTATTTTCTTTGTTTACTCCTGGCTTAAACAGGATCTTTTTAAGTGGCATCGCTCACCTCATCAAGGCAGCTTCGGCGGCACGGCGACGAGTAAGACCGGGGAGGACTCGACCCGCAGCTTTATTCCAGAGAAGGCACTGATCTGCTGCACCATCCCAATCTCCCGCATCAACCCGCTTTTTGAACGTGGAAACCCGATAGTTCCCTAAGCCGCAATTGTAAACCCATGAAGTGACAGCGGCAATGCGTCGGGGCAGTGCGGTTTGAATCTTTGGGGAGAACTTAAATAAACCCCTGAGAAAGTATTCAACGTGGTGATCCAGTGCATCTTCGCATTGCTCAATCGTCCAGACTGTGCCGGGATTAATGTCAGGGCCAGTGGCTCCCCAGCCAATTGTCCAAGGATGCCCACGAGTTCCGGGGTCGGGATAAGCTGTTACTCGTCCGTCAGGCAAACGCTTTGCTAGCCCTTCAAAGGGCTTGATCAGTACATCCTTGCAAAGCTTTTTAGCCTCTTCATTCATGACTTGTTATATTTTTCTATGCTTCTTCCGACAAACCAGAATGTAAGCATCATATTCAGCATGGCAAAATCATCTTCGTCGTAGCTTTTGGTCAAGACCTCAGCCCAGTTAGCGTTAGTCTGGAAGGCAATCGTCAGGCCAGCAGCTTTAACAGCCACATATACGCCAAATGCAATCCAAGTAAGACCGGGGCGGGTAACAGCAGTGATAAAGCTAGCGAGCCAGCCAGCCTCTTTTGCGGTCTGGGCTTGTTCCTTAAATGCCTCTTTAATCGTGTCCATCTGCTGGATAGAGTAGTCAACATACTTCTCCTCCATCTTGAACTCACCCCGCATCTTCTCCAAATCGGTCTGGAGTTGGAACATGTTTAATTCATGGGCACGTTCGTTCTTCTTGTCCAAAAACTTTAGGACTTCCGGGGCAAGTCGAAAGATGCCACCAAAGATGCTGCCGAGTAAACCACCACCGAGTAGTTCAAACATGGTTACCCCCTAGCCGTTACGATGTCGGCACCTTTCTTAACCGTCACCTTGCTACCTTCAACATCAACCTGCATGGGTGGTTCGGCACGATCAAGCTTGTCCAAACGTGTAATGAGATCCTTGATGACTTCAAACTCAGGCTTCTCCTGCTTGGGTGCAGTGCCTGCGATTCCATTCAGCATTTGAATAAGAGCAGTAAGTGAAGCACCAAGAAGACCCATAACAGCGGCAATCTTTTCGCCCTCAAGGAATAACGATGCACCGACACCCACAAGCACAATCAGGAAGATGTATAACAGCCCATCTTCACCAATAGCTTTACCAGCAACTTCTTTAGCAGAGTCTTGGGCCTTTAGTTCTTCAAGCCTGATTCTGGCTTGCGCTTTGAGGACCGCTAGTTCGTGGGTTTTATCATCCATTTGATATGTTCGCCGTTGAAGTTTCTCGATCTATGGTTAACACGCCGTGGCAGCAAATGTTGTAGTCAACCCCGTTTGCATCCTTTTCACTTTGCACAGGCACCGTGATGTTCAGGTTCTTAAACAGGTATTCCTTGTCATTTTCAAACACTCGCCACACATGGTCAACTGTCCCACGCCCCGGTTGCCCTCGCGTCTTATTGAACCGGATACTGTACTTGTTCATACCACTTCAGCAGGGGGAGGTGAGGGTAATGCTGCTTGAACGGTTAGGTTGAAATGAACAAACTTGATGGGTTTATCTGCGGTATGGCGGGTAAACGAGTGAGGCAACCAAGCGTTAGAGAAAACCATAAGCCCAGGCTTAGGCTCATAATTAATCATCTGACTAGCTACGGTAGCTTGACTCGCGTCCTGTTCAAATAAGTTAATTTGCACTTTTCCCGGACGAGGGTCGTGAAACACTACACGCGAAGAACCTTCGGGCGCTTCAAGAAAATAAAACCCAACAATCTGCGACCCAAACCCATGAACATGTTGCTCCATACCCGACATCTTATGGTGCTCTTGAGTCCACATTTCCATGAAAGAGGTTTGTAACCCCAACATATTGTAGCCCTGGTCTTTAAGAATGCTCCACGCAGTATCCGCCACAAACTGACTAAAAGAGGCAACCCTTGGGTCAGTAAAGAAGTTGCCACTCATCAGCACAGGGTAAATGTCATCTACTTGCTGGGTTTTACGGCTTTCATTTAAAGCTTCTTCCGACACCTCGTTGACTGATAACAAAAAATCAGGACGTTCAACGGTATAAATAGGGCATGGGAAATACCAACCAACGTTCAATGTCATCTTAAAAACCCACCTTTTAGACTTTCAAACACATTAGCCCTTAATTGATTTTTATCGTATGCGTAAGCGGTGTGCGGTCCGTTTTTGTCAACGTAATGAGTAAACACTTGCCCCATCACGTAAGTTGCTGGGCCTTCACACGGTTCACGCCAATGCTCAAGATCGCACCCACGGTAAATAACAGCATCACCATCTTCAAGTTCATAAGGTGTATCAACCATCCAAATGGGCCAGTTGTACCCACCAGAATCAGAAAGCTTTATGGTTGCCGAGACTTCGCATGAGGGGCGATCCCTATGCTTTGCAAGAATGTTGCCTCGTTTATATAAGCGACGGTATGTGTAAGTTGGGATAAGCTCAAGCCCCGTGCACTCCTCCATTTTGCTGTGGACATTCCAAAGCAATGCTTCAAACCCAGGGTCACCATGCACGGCGCTCAGTGCCCCAATAACTTGGTCATCATCTTTGGACCCTCCTTGAAACTGAGCGGCGCGGGTTGTAACTAAGAGATAATCGTACAGAAACCTTGCAAGATCCTTAGAGATAAAACCTTTGATAAGCGCATATCCTTGCTGGGTAAATATTTCTTTTGGTGTAAGCATATTCATTTGAATGCCGGTCCTGTAACCCATGCAACTAAACTATACCGAGTTCCTTTTGTCACAGGAGTTACCCCATGAAGAACATAACTTGGAAACGCAACTAAATACCCCTGCTCTTTTTTCATAGGTTGCGGTTGGTTTGACGTTTGAATACACAACTCACCACCCTCATAATCAGCAGGGTCAGAAAGCTGCACGACAACCGAAAGCTTCCTTATGCCACGGCCAAAAGACTTATCAACATGAGCGTCATATTTACCAGCGGGAGCTTCATATTTAGTGAATTGAAAGCCTTCATTAAAGCCTTCAAGTTCAAATTTAAAAAATTTATTGTTTACGTTAATTACAAGATCTGTCATGTGGCGAAAAAGCCATTCGGATTCTTGGGAGGGGTGTATCCAAGAAACTTTACTATCTCGTACGTCTGGGCATAAGCCACCTGCGGTGCTCGCCACATCTGGTATTAACGATTCCCCCAATTTAATTACTTGGTCACATTGTTCTTTTGTTAATATATTAGGGGCATACGCCCATGTTTCTATCGTATCAGTCTTCGACTCAAGCGACCACATATTTATCCTTTTACTTATAAAATGTTTAACCCCGCTACCTTTACATTTCCGTGGAATTCGTGAGTACCAGAATGGGTAAGTTCAATACTTAAATCAGCAAAAACTTTCCCGCCGTATTTTCTCCACAATTCGCAAAACCAATAATCTTCAGATAAATGATAGTTATCCTCATCAGTTATGCTTGTAGCAAAAAATTCTTTTACTAAATGAGGGGTTTCTCCATGTTTATTTTTTATTGTAGAAGTCCTATACTGTTTTACAAAAGGAGCTAACGATTCAAAAACAGATCGTTTTATAAGCATAAACCCTGTTCCACCATGCTTTATTTCAATTATATTTTCTCGTTCTTCAAAGTCGTGTAGTTTGTTAATTACATAAGATGCAGCGTAATTTTTTAAATTTTTATGCCCATTTGCTGCTGCAAGTTCAACCGCACTCCAATCAATCATTTTTTTAGGGTACAAACCGCATATAACATCTTTTCTTGAATCTATAAGCTTTAATATATCCTTTGCTTTAAACCCAATATCAGCATCGACAAAAATAAGATAATTTGCCTCAGAAGCTAAAAACTTATGTACAAGTTCGTTTCTAGCACGAGTTATCAAACTATCGTTACCAACAGCTAAAAAATAAACTTTATACCCTTCTGATACACAGATATTTACAGTATCTAATAACCCTGCTACGTATTGCACATGACATACCCCACCGTACATAGGCGTAGCTATAACAAAAGATTTTTCATTTATCATAGGCAATTAGGGCTATATTCTTTCAGAAGGTTTAATTGATTCCATAGCTTCTACCCAGGGTTTTTGGGGCCACACAACTTCTTTAGGATCAATAAATGTCTGAGGTATATCACGAAGAGCTTTTCTATAAACCGCCCAAGCGTTTTGCTCATCTTGGGTGTATGTGGCCCAAATATCAGGCAACACATACACATCTGATTCTATTAACAGCGCATTCCTGGTTGCCCTAATTACTCCCCACTCATATAAAATATCTCTTGGAGGTGGTAAAAAAGTATCTTCATTAGAAAGATACGTCCAACCAATTCCTACAATTCCAAGTTCAGTGGTTATATACGCTCGTTTTAAATTTAATTTTTGTGCTACACCTTCGTCCAAAACTATTATGTTTTTGACAACATTATCTTCAATTACATAGAATAAATCTGTTGCCATGACTAACTCCAACTGTAAACAATTACATATCCATTACCTCCTGCACCACCTACACCAACCATAGTTGGAGAAACAGCACAAGATAATGGGGTTGACCCACCTCCGCCCCCTCCACCAGCTATACCGCCTGCTGCTCCATTTAGATAAGGGGCTTGAGGGCCGGGGCGTGGCCCACTAGCGCCGCCTCCGCCACCATTAAAGTCATTCCCGGCAGTAGCATTAGCTCCGGTGGGTGTAAGCCTAGCACCTTTACCCCCTCCACCACTATTTGTGGCGATTGGATCTTTTGATATTGGATTTTGTGTACTTGGAGGCGTACCCAAGAATCGACCAGCGCCGCCACATCCACCATTGCAGCATTTTGTCCCCGAACCACCTCCGCCTCCACCAAAAATACTAATAAACCCCGATTGCCCAATAGCGGACGCACCACCAGAACCCCCACCCCAAACACCTAAAAATTTAGACGCAATGCCACACAATCCCGCACCTCCTATTCCTGGGCTAGGCGATTGACCACCTCTACCAAAAAGGTTTATAGGTCTAGAAGAGGGAAGTCCCGCTTGATACCCACAATTAATACTATAACCTACGCAAAATCCAGCTATCCCGCCTCCAACACCGGCAACTTGACCACCAGCACCTCCTCCCCCACCAAAACCTCCAAATACATAAAGTAGTGTTCCAAAATTAGTATCCCCTCCTTTAGCTCCACTATTAGTGGCCGTTACTCCAGTGGGGGAACGCGCACCGGCAGCGCCGCCAGCACCAATTGTTACAGTTTCAGTAGCACCTACTACAGGGGCGTTAAATACTCTATATACATATGCTCCCCCACCTCCCCCAGCTCCTGCAATTCCTGGTTGGGGCGGACAAAAATTCGTATATCCAGCACCACCCCCACCACCAGCACCCCACATTTCAACCATTACAAATTTAGCCCCTGGAGGTTTTGTATATGTACCCCCAGCGGTAAATGATTGAACATTAGCGCCGCCGCCACCAGCAGCTTGAGACACCCATGCTGTGCCATTTGAGGTAAGCACGTTGCCGGAAGAACCAACCGCACAAAGCCCTGTACCGCCACGGGCAACGGGGAGAGTTCCAGTTGTGATTGTCGATACGTTAACCCCACCACCAAGTGTTACCGTACCTGTGGTTGTGATTGGACCGCCTGTTAGGGTTAAGCCGTTAACAGAGCCTGAAGTATTTACGCAAGAAACCGAACCCCCACCCGTACCAGCTCCAATAGCCGTTCTAAAAGTAGCTGCATCAAGAGTTGAAACCGTGTTATCTGCATTAATCCGAAGGAACGTAATTGCAGACGGGTTAGTGAGCGTAAAGAAGTTTGAACCAACTGTCGTTGCCCCAAGATTGGTTCGTGCAGCGGGAGCTGAACTAGCTCCTGTACCCCCATCAGCTATAGCCAGATCTGTAATACCAGTGATAGACCCGCCTGTAATATTGACGTTGCTTGCAGGTTGCGTAGCAATTGTTCCAAGACCTAAATTAGTTCTAGCCCCGCAAGCGGTAGACGATCCTGTGCCTCCTGAAGCAACCGGCAGCGCCGTACCCAGTGTTAAAGAGGAATGGTAATTAAAAAACTCACCAACATCAGTACCGTTGTTATAGAGGAAAGCTCTTGTACCGTTTGGAACCGCAACACCTGTAAGCCCCGTTACCTTCACCGTCACAGTTTGACCTGTGGCGTTAATGATCATGTAGGGCTTTTGGATAGCTGGGACGTTAAGGGTTCCCGCCCCTGACAATGCTTGCGTAAGATTTAAAACCAGCGCACGGGCATTTTGTGCGGCGTTGGTATCAGTCAGTGTAAGCGTTAAGGAGTTAGTAACAAACCCGCTACTGATCGTAGCCATACCAACAATAGCCTGCTCAATTGCAGTGCCTAAGTTGGTATTGGTCGTTGTCCCCCATGCTCCGGGTTGATCGCCGGTTCCAATAAGTTCAAATTTAAGATTTGAGTATGTGCTTGCCATTTATTACTCCGTTTCAACCAAATCCCAACCAGCGTCTTGGTAATTGCCTACGCTACCCCATTGAGGGTCTTCATAAGTATCAATTAACCCCCAATATAAAACCCCAACAGATCCTACGCTACCGCTAGCTGCAACACCGCTAAAACCTATGACATTTTGAAAGGGTTGAGCAAAGCCATTTGCTCCAACGCCACTTATATCACGTTCACGAGTAATTCCTGCTGTGCCAATAGCCCCAGAAGCTGTTACGCCAGATAAAGTTTGGCTAAATCCAAACCCTACCGAACCGACATCTCCGCTAGCTACAACACCC